CATCGGCATGAGGCGGGGCGACCAGCACCCAATCCCCTGACCTCCAGCCTACGTCATGGTTGAATCAGGGAGCCGACCTAACTCGTACCGTTAACGTACGGTTGTTAACGACCTTACACTATGTGACGTTACATTATATGTATTGTCATTGTGTATCTATATGAAACGATAAGGGATATTACAACGTAGTTGGAATAGACCGGGTACTGGCAAGGATTGGAATGTAGTTAGCGGTGGGGGACTAACAATGCGAAATTTACAAGATTTTGAGTCGTGTTATACTGTGCATGACTCTGCGATGGACTTGAAATCATTTCAAGGCCAAGCTTTAAAGGGCTCCCGAGAGCCTAGCCTCGCAGAAAGCCTCTACTGAAGCTGTTAGCTTACGAGAAGTAAGTACGCATCGTGGGCCCCCGAAGGGTTATCCCGGGCGATGACTGTAGTACTTACGAGGAGCCGTAAGGAATCGATTAAACTTAGCTTGCTAGGTGGGGAAGGCAACCGGGAATGTCCATCCGCTTTCCAAGTCTATCCGAGCTAAAGAGTGCGTAGCACCTAACCTTGGGGTTCCTTCTGAGTAACCACAGAACAGCTCTTCTCGACAAGTTCCTTGTCAGCGAGTACCCGGATACTAGACAGAATACCGAACCGTCTTGGGGAACGGGCTAGCCCTACTGCGGTTCAGCGCCCTCGCGCTCCGCTTCCCGAGGGACGCTAAGAACCTAAGACATATAGAGACTAGATTATACTGGCGTGGAATGCAACATAAGCCAACGGGCCGGACGTTGATTTTAATAACGTGGCTTAGCGATGTCGTTTAAATGCTTGTAAGTGTATCCTCTTATGGCATTGGACATCGTTGCCCTTGAAACTCCGTACCTGAAAGCAAGATGCTGAGCAGCAATGGTGTAGGACTCGCGGCGACAGATGATTACTTCTTCATCCGTTAACTTCCTTAAGTCGCTAGGCCTAGAATGCACAGGCTCTCCAGAAATACCTGTCTTGTTATTGCCATGATTCTTGTGCCAAATCCTCTTGGACTCTTTAGATTTCTTTGCACCTTTGAAATTAATAATCTTATCAGCTGTAATATTATCCAACTCGCCAGATTCCGACTCCAACAGTCCATGCTTGATAGCGTCTTCTCTAGCCTTCTTGCCGTTCCAACTCTCCATGGCGCCAGTATACATTACGGCCAATGGGCTTGCAACTTTTAGTTGGCAACGGGCCGGTTAGGTGTTATCTTACTTAAAGAGTTCAGGTTGGCGATACTGCTGAGCCCGAATCCATTTGATAACTTTATACGCTTGCTTTACACTTAACGGCTGATATACAACATCGTTAAGTTTCCAAAGCGTAATGCCGCAAGCTTCGCAGGCTTTCTTTACGTTACTGTATCCAGTAAATGCACGTATATCACTCAGATAAATGCCGGGCACTCTGAACTGTTTGACCATGGACATATGAATGATTATCTATAACCAATTCTGGTTTCCAGGTAAAGTTCCTTCAATGAATGAGTTGATTGATTTCAAATCAACCTGTTCGCCTATGAAGAAGACTTGGCTGGTACGCAAAGGTGATAAACCTGGCACCAATCGTTATAACAAATACAACTCAGTAAAACAAGACTGGAAAGCTAAAGTTGTCAAAGTTGTTAAAGAAGTTGGACACACTACGGTTACGGCTTGTTACTTTGCTTATATGGTGGTTGAAAAGACTCGAAAGAGGGACCCTAGTAACATTGCTGCTTCTAGCGTCAAGTTTATTGAAGACGGGCTAACTGAAGCTGGAGTTATTCCTAATGACGGATGGGATAATGTTCTTGGCATCAATACATATTGGCGTCTTGAGCGCAAAGGCGAAGCTGGAGTGTTCGTTGTAATGTCTGACTTAGTATTGATGCCTTGCACTATGGAAACTATCTATGAATCCCAAAGACAAAAAGCAGAGTGAACAGCTTTCGTTATTGAAAGCTCACAAAGCCGAGTTGGTTTCCATGCAAAAGGAAACGACTAAAGACACGCTTGAGGCTATCGAGAATAAACTTCTTGAAGACTCCATTGCAATCATTAGCGATTGTATGAGCTTCGCCGATATGGGTTTTGACGAATCCGGCAATCCAATTACGCCGGAGTCGTGGGAGTGGCTGTCCACAGATGATAAGGAGAAGCGAATGCGGCTGGCGAAAGCCACATGGATGACGAGCGCAGATGTGCCGTACGGAATCAAGATGGCTCACGCTACCGCGATGGGAATTATTAAGTCCAGAGCTACCAAGGAATCCGGCAACAAGACACTCAATATTGAGACGGCTGTATTCCCTGCCCCGCAATCACTTACCAAAACCGAAGAAGAAGACGTATTGGAGATTGACGAGTAATGACCCCCAAAGACCTTGAAACTTTATACGGTATGCTTCTTAAGAAGAATTACCACGACCTTTTCCATGCATTTATTGTAGTAACTCTCGGTGAGGGTACCTACAAGCGAATCCGTGAAGAAGGAGAAGACAAGTTGGCTGTTGAAGCCTTTACTAAGATTGCGCACCTATATAACGGAGACGAATATTAATGGCTGCTATTCCGCCAGTTGGAACATATTTAAGGCATAACCTAACAGGTGACCTAGCCCAAATAGTAGAGAAAGACGGCACTGTTTGCATCAAGCCGGACCTGCCTGGTTCGCCGGTGTATTACAGTATCACGTCTATGCATAACTACAGTATCGAACAGAGAGCTAAGCGTTTGCCTCCGGGCAGCTGGGCCCGCGTTGCCTACGAAGCCAACCGGGCACTGTGCGAGATTCATCCCGAGCTAAAGCGCCAGACAGAATGGCTGTCTATGAGTGCGCTGGACAAATGCGCTTGGATTGAAGGCAGAGCCAAGCTGAAGCATCCGCTACAGATTGAACTACATAACGCAATTCTAAAGGTATTGGAGAACGGTAGTGAGTGAATCTAACGTCAAACTTATTCTTCCCGAATGCGAAACATTTGACCCGGCAGATTACGTAAGAGACAAGCTGATTCCTCTTACCGGTCAACTGCACAAGCTTTGCAGCGAGTTCTTTAATCCAGGCTGTACCGCTGAAGAAGGCATCGTGGATATGCGTCCCGAGGAGCCGCATAAGTACTTTGAATCGCTAACTAAGAGAGTTCATGACAAACCGAAATCGTGTATCTTCAAGGCTGAGCCTGGTTTACCGTTGGCTAAAGGAGACAAGCGACTTAAAATTCTTCTTAGCGCTGTGGTGTATGTTCAGCCTGCTGGGACCGCTTGTTTTCGTCTTATTCGCGCTTGTGACAAGATGGTTATTGAGGATTCTCTAATCCAAACCACCAACACTGAACCTGCGCTGCTTAACCGGTACATGGCTTTTGGTAATCAAGAGGGAAGAATTTCACCCTTTGAGTACGAATATATTATCGAGGGGAAATACCTTGGAACCAAATGCGTTCCAATCTGTCGACGCTTCTCACTTAGCGCAGTTTATATATGATTAAGGTAAACGATTTTATTGTCATAGGCCGTCAACACTGGCTTGTGGTTATGATTATAAATCAATCTCTTAAAAATGAGAGATACGTTTGTTTCAGGGATGGAAAACGTAAGATAATAGACAAGAGTGAACTTGACGCACCCTAAGATTAGCAGCATTTATCAACCTTCAGCCTGGCAGGCTAAATTTCATAGCCGTACAGAAACGGAAGTTTTTGGTGCTGGCGCCGCAGGTCCCGGTAAAGCACTCGCTTTGACTACGCTCATTCCTACACCTGATGGTCTTAGGTACTTCAAGGATATCCATGTTGGTTCCATCGTATTTAGTCGCCAAGGTAAACAGGTTAAAGTCCAGGCTGAGACACAAGTCTGGACAGATAGACCCTGCTTTCAGTTGGACGTTGCCCACGAGAAAATCGTTGCCGACGAAGAGCACTTATGGTGTATCGAAGGAGGCATGCTTAAGACAACGAAGGAGATTCACAACTCCGAAGCGTTTAGAGCTTACATTCCAGCCGCAGAGGCCGTCGAATACAACCCTAGGAGTTTTATTCTCGACCCTTATGTTCTCGGCGTTTGTCTACTACGTGGCCAGCCAAGGGACCGTAGTGCTTTCACTACATGGGACCCCGAGTTATACTCTAATCTTCGGGATATTGGCTACACTCTCGACGATTGCGGTTATAGGGTTGCAAGAGTAGTCCAGCGCTCGGATAAGATTAATGAACTCGTTTCACCTGACAGGCGTCGCATTCCTCCTGATTATATGCTTGGCTCGTTTAATCAACGGATGGCTCTCGTCGAAGGGATTATGGATGGAGGATATGGAAAAGGACCAGAATGTGACCAAGAAGACTTGCCGTTTCTCAACGACTTTTATCAGTTGTGTGCTAGTCTTGGTCTTTGTCCTAGGATTCGAAAGTTTCGTTATCGTGACAAATTCTATCTCACAATCAGCAGCAGAAAGTATAGATGCTCTCGTTTCGTTGGTACTAACATTGGTGCCCAAAAAGTAGAGGCTTGCCGTCATGGTATTACAAAGATTAAAAGAGTTCCTTCCGTTCCGACTAAGTGTATCCAGGTCGACGGAGGAGGTACTTTCCTTATTACCAAAAGCTTCATTCCAACTCATAACTCCATTGCTCTACTTACAGACCCATTACAGCAAGTCCAAATTGAGCATCTCCGTTGCGAGCAAAACAAAGTTCCGGACAGTTTCCCTCCAGACGTCAAAGCGCTGATTGAGCAAAACCCGCTGAAATGGGGCCACTCGGAAGGCTGGATTTTGCATCTGCGCCGTACCATGCCGCGTCTCACCACTACGATTGAGCGCGCTCATCGCATGTTCCCGCAGATTGACCCTAATGCTGACTGGAACGAGAAGAAATCTACTTGGACTTTTAGTTCAGGTATCAAATACCAGTTTGGCGGCTGTAAAGACCGAACAGACCAGAACAATTATCTAGGGCAGGAGTATAGTTACATTGCCTATGATGAGTTGGTAGAATTCAATAAGGACCAATACCAGTTCATTAACTCACGTAATCGTACAGGAGATGCCGTGCTTAGGCATTTCAAGAAGATTAGGGCAATGTCTAACCCTAGACTGTCAGGAAACAAGGGAGAGGACATCCTGCTAGATGACCCGGGATGGGTTAAGAAGTATTTCGTTGACCCATGGCCCGAAGGTAACAAGGTACTTCGTAAGAAGATTATCCGTCGAGACGGTACCGTTGAGCATGTTACTAGACTATTCCTACCGGCAACTCTATACGATAACCCAGACAAAGAGTTCATTAAGGACTATGAGCTTACACTGCTAGCTAAACCCAAGCATATCAGAGATATTTATCTTTACGGTCGGTGGGATAGTGTATTGGGAAGTTTCTTTGAAGACTCATGGAACCAATCTGTTCATGTATGCAATCCTTTCAAGATTCCTACCAATTGGCCAGTTTTTAGGTCAATGGATTGGGGGTATCGCAGTGCTGGAATCATTGGATGGTATGCGGTAAGTCCTGACGACACGCTTTACAAGTTTTATGAAGTAGTTTTCAAAGAAAAAACCGCTGAATGGGTAGCCAAGAACCTTGTCAAGCCTTTCGAAGAGAAGAATAAGCTATGGGATGCGAATAAAGGTTCCAAGATTATCGGTCCAGCGGACACCCAACTATGGGAAGAAAGAGGAGATAGCGCCAAAAATAAATACTTGGAATTTACTGAGAACGGTGTGGATTGGGTACAGGCGGACAAGAAATCAAGGCAGGTTAACGCCGAGGTATTGGTTTCCAGGCTTAGAAACCACGAGAATTATACCAAGACTCCAGGATTAGTGTTCTTCTCTAATTGCAAAACAAGCATTCAAACAATTCCGTCACTTCAGACTGACCCACACAACGTAGAGGAGCCTTTAAAGGGTGGGTTTGACCATGCATATGACGAGTGCAGCTACGCTTGCCAATTCGCTAAACAGTCAGGCATGTCCGCTCCTCAGTATAAACCCAATCTTACGGATAAAGACGAAGACATGGAAGACATGATGGAAAACGCTGGGACTAACAATGGGTTTGGGTATTATCAGTGACGAAAGAAATAATTATAACACGTGGCAGAGTGGCAGTTGTCGACGATGAAGACTATGATTACTTGGTTTCGTTAGGTTCGTGGTATTCACATTCCGAAAAAGATGAATATGCCGTTAAAGGAAGAGATCCTCAAATATTTATGCATAAAGTAATAATGCAATCTATCTGCGGACCACTGCAACCAGGTTTTACTATAGACCATATAGACACAGACAAACTTAACAACAGAAGACATAATTTAAGGATAGCAACGCTTAGTCAGCAAGCTATGAATAGGCCGAAGAGCATAAACTGTTCTTCAAAATATAAAGGAGTAACCTGGGATAAGGGAATTTGTAAATGGAGAGCAATGACCAGGGTAAATAAAAAGCTTATACATCTAGGTTCATTCTCTGAAGAAATTAGGGCCGCCAAAGCCTATAATGATGCCGCTGTCAAGTATTTTGGTGAATTCGCCTGCTTAAACGTGATAGAGTGACGTGCCATGGCTTACGAGACGACGGATATTGAGATTGAAGAAGAGCCCACGGAGCCCAGCCCCTACCATGACACCGAACTGGACAACCAGTTGTTGCAGGGAGAAGAAGGCGAGAAACCTTTTGTATGGGATGAAAATAGTCCGAACTTAATTAAGGATTTCAATGCTCACCCAGAAGGCGTCAAAGCCTTAAAGAAACTTGTTCAGCAATGCCACGATGAATTTCAAGCATCATGGGACAAGAATTGTGCCTACAGGGAAAAGGTTGCAGAAGCCTGGAGAGTCCTGTACTGTGACCTGCCGCCCAAGAACCTGCCCTATCAGAACTGCGCCAACGCAGCTATCCCGCTAGCCTTACAAAACATTGTTAGATACACTAACAAAATTTACACAGAGCTATTCGGAGATTGGTCTAATGTCTTCAATTTCTTACCAACTAATCCTAAAGCTGAACTTATCGCTCCTATCGTTTCTGAGCATTCTAACTGGCAGTTGCGCAATCGCATTACTGGCTTTAAGCGTCAACAGCATCGCGGTGTACTCATTTTTGCTGTGGCTGGTGATGTTGTTTGTCACTCGTATTATGACCCTATCACTAGAAAGAACTGTCACGAAATCCTAACCTGCGATGACTTCGTTACTCCTTATACTCACGTTTCTACCAGTCCTGATTTTAGTGATGTGCCATGGATTGCGCGCCGTACGCCGTTCTTCAAGACGAAGTTAAAGTCAATGAAAGGCATCTGGGAGAACGTTGAAAAGGTAATCTCCTATGACGCCCCGGCTTACGAAGATGGCAAAGCGGAAACTACTCTTCGCAATACTATCAGCAAATTTCTCGGCGAAGATGTGTTTGGTCAGCAACGAGGAGAATACGAGGTTATTCATTATGAAGGTTGGCTTGAATTACCCGGGCAAGATAAAGACCGTTATTGTCAACTTATTTTTGATCTTTGTTCCCTCGTTCCTCTTAAGCTTACTATTCACGAGAATGCTCCTTATAGTGAGCGATACCGTTTCGACTATCAATCCAACGAGCATCAGCAATACCAGCAAGCCTTCCAACAGTATCAGCAGATGATGCAAGAGCACCAAGCGGTGCAAATGCAGGCTGGTATTATGCAGCAGCAAGCGGCAATGATGCCTCAGGACAGTCCTGACATTGGGACCATGATGCAGCAGGCGCAAATGATGCAGCAGCAGCCAGCGCCACAGGAGCCCGCTAAGCCCGATTGGATGAAAGATGCGATTACCGAACCTGAGCCACCTCGCAAAGAGCCTATCCACATGTTCTCGCACGGTGTTTGCCTTGAACCTATGCTGGGTAATCTTGGGATTGGTATCGGACGTATTGACGCTCAGCTCAATTTGGCTACTAATACACTTTGGTCCCAATTTCTGGATGCTGCTACCCTTGGCAACGGGAAGACTTTTATCACTGCTGGCAACGTTGACTTCAGAAGTCCGTTTAAGATTGGTCCAGGAGTCTTCAACAAAGCCAAGAATGTGATGCCTTCTGATTTGCAGAATGCCTTTTACGAGCTTGAGTTTGGTGCGGCTAATGAACAACTGATTACCGCCGCAAACAACCTAATGGCTTTTGGCGAGCAGGCCAGCTCGACTCCGGACCTGATGTCTGGCGCCGCTGGCAAGTCCGGCGAGACGGCTCGTGGATTTGCCGGTCGTGTCGAGCAGATGAATGCCATGTTCGGTCTTCCTGCTCAGAAGTACGCTGATTTCGTTCTTCAGATTATGAAGAACAACTGTAAGCTAAACCGTACGTTCATGGGAGAAGAAGAAATCTTCTACGTCAACCGGTTCAATGACGACATGGAGATGCAAGGTTCCGAGATGGTTAAAGCCGCTCGGGAGATGTACGATAACGAGTACGATATTGAGCTGCTATCTGACCTACAGTTCAAGTCACGAGCACAGAAGGTAAGTGAAGCCGATGAAATCACGCAACTTCCTAACGCAATGCCAGAACTCGCCCAAAACTTGGCCTTCAAGTACCAGGCTGTTAAGGAAAGCCTCAAGGCGCGCGGCATGTTCCGGATGGCGAGAAAACTTCTCGGGCCTCCTCCTCCTTTGCCTACTAATACTTTTGGTCTACCACCCAACATTCCCGGCACAGCGCAATTTGCCCAGTTTCAACAGCAGCAAATGGCAATGGGAATAGACCCGAATGTCCCTCAGCCTGGCCAAGAGCAGCAGGGACAGCCACAACAAGGTCAGCAGCCACCTCAACAACAAGGTAAATAATGTTCTGGTTCCCGCCTAATGAAGAGACTAAACCAATCATCAATCTTGTTCCATTGGAGAATCTTTGCAAATACCTATCAGGCGCATTCCATTGGAATATTGAAATAGAAGTTGACGAGTCTGATTCATTGATTTTTATTAAGAAAAACGGTATGACAATTAAAGTTATTACCAAATACAAACTAGCCAAGAATTATGACAATATCCTTAAGGATATTGATAATAGGGTTAGGACTGGAACTTAATGGACCCGTTTGAACTAGACAAGTCCAAAATGGCCGCTTTCGGTCAGTGGCTGACAGAGCAGACCATTCAACGGGAAGGCTCCGTGTTCGCTGTCTGTGCCGACCCAAAACGTAACTCAGACTCGATTCGCCTTGAATATGGCAAGATGGAAGCCTATAAGTATATATTACAGGCTTTCGTTGAGCTGTTCCAAGGCGAACTAGCTGACTTTCAGAAAAACTATCTTAACTTAGAGGAAAAACTTGACACAGACGACGCTAAACAATCCGGTACTTGACCAGTGGACGGCTAACGCAGAGAAATATCGCGTTGCCAAGTCTATCGAGGAGAAGTTTAAGGCTGCCATGGCTCCGGCCGGTACCTACAACATTCCCGAGATTTTGGAAAAGCGACGTATGGAATACGGCATTCCTAACGGTGCCTTTGAGTCTTATCCTAGCTTTGACAAGGTTTATATCTGGCAGATTCCTTTGCCAGGTCAGGGCAACGATAAGTACACTGAAGGCGGAGCCATCCTTAAGCCGGAAAGCGTTCAGCATGTTGAGCGTAATTCGGCGCCTCGTGGCGTACTTGTGAGCGCTGGTCTACAGGCAATGGACAGCATTTACTCTACAGGTATCGCCATCGGACACATCGTTCGCTTTAAGAAGCTTTCGCCGTTTATCATGCCGGTAGCCTTCATTGAAGGCAAGCAGTTTAATGTTTATGTCATTCGTGACGGTGATATTGAGGCTTCTGAAGACCTCGCTTTGCAACTCAATAATAAGAAGGTCTGCATTAAGAACGTTTCCGATAAGGGTTACGACTGGCGCGTAAGCGATGAGTTTGGTATCGTTACGGGCCAAAAAGTATCTCCTTATTATGACCCCTCCATGTGAAAGTAAATCATGCCCATAGACACAGAAGAAGAACAAGTCAATTTCATCGATACAGACGGTGATACAGAAGTCCACATCGGCGGTGATAAGGAATCCAAGAAAGACACGTCAGCCAGCGACGAACGTCTAGCCAGAGCTGAAGCCGAACAGGCTCAGCTACGCGGCCACCTGAATAACCTTTACGGAACCATTCAGCAGAACAACCAGCCGCAACAGCAGGACCCGTATGCTGCTCATTTGGATGAGATTTCCGACCAGGAACGGGCTCTAGGCATCCAGTTCGAAGCCTTGCGGGCCGCTAAGGGCCTTAACACAGAAAACATTAAGGATTTCGACAACAAAGCTCGTCAACTGGCTCAGCGCCGTACTGATATCTCTGCGCAGCGAGCAATCCAAGGCGCATTGCCTCAGCTGCTCAATGCCCAACAGGTCCAGCACTACAAGACGACCTATTCCGATGTGCACGGCAACGATTCTGCGTTAAGATACGCTAAGGGTCGATACGACCAGTTGTTGGCCATGGGCGAGAATGATTCTCCGGCTCTTGTCGACCGGGCGATGAACGATGCCAGAATCCAGTTCAAGCTAGGTGGAAAGGTTTCTCCCAATGAACAAGATAAGAGGCAATTGTCCGGTGTAGGTGGCGGAGGCGGCCGTAACGGCGGTCCCAAGGTTGTCAAAATGGGCAAAGCGGAAAAAGCTATGGCCATGGCACTCTATGGCGACAAACTAAACGGTGACGAGAAGAAGGTCTATGCTCAATGGGCTAAAGGTCCAGGCGCCCGCGCTCTCAAGGCTCAGTCCAAAGGTAATCGGTAAGTTTCGCTTGAAGCGAATTGCAAGTTTGCTTAGCGCAAATGCAACTAAAGGAAATGAGTTTTTATATGCAACGCAAAGTTAAGCATCGCCAGTCCGCTGACCTTAACCAGACCAAGGTTACTCCCCACACACGCCCAAGCCATGAAGCGGCGCATGACGGCTCATTGATTAATCCAGACCCGAACAAGAAATATGTTCTGGCTCCGATGGATGACCAACACCCAATGAACTGGTCCTATTACGAGTCCATGGGCTACAGCATTGAATTGTGCAGCAAAACCGCTCAAGACGGCCCACGTATCCGCATGGGTGACCGGGCCGAACCCGGCAAGCCGCTGAAGTGGAAAGGCAACGTGCTTCTGAGCTGTTCGCTGGAGCGAGCACAAGAAATCTTCGAAAGCGGTCCAACTGGGTTGACTGGACAGAATTATTACGATAAACTTATGAAGCAAATTCAGAGAAACGAGCTTGAGAAGCGAGTCAACGTTCAAGGGACTCGCGAAGAGCTTGAAGTAAGCGGACTAGACCAACCTGGTTCAGTCTTCAGGGAATGAGTCTTACCGAATTTATATTGAGTATATATGGCGAACAATGTAGCTAAATAAGGCTTTCGTTACAAGGGTAACCTTGAGGGTGGACAGGCTCCTCGGCCTATCGAGTACACTGTTGCCACGACCTACCACGCTCAGGTTTCCGCTACGGATGTAGACCTGAACATTGGCGACCCGGTACAGCTTAGCACGGATGGAACTGTAGTTCTAGCTTCCGGCGCTACCACGGGTCGCTTTCTAGGCGTTATCGTCTCGATTAACAACGCTCGCGTTGACTCGAACGGTTACAGCCGCCCGGCTGCTCGTTTGCCGGCTGGCACGACCTGGTCCACTGAAGACACTCGCTCCAAGGTTGGCGTCATTCCTTTCGGTCGTAACTTCTGGGAAATTGACGTTGATGACAACGTTACCGCGACCACGCTGGCCGCTTATCGTCTGCTAATCAACGAAAACTGCGACTTGTCCTATACGCTGGATACGACCAACTCGCTGAAGCCTAAGGCTACGCCGCGGCTTGACATTAGTACGCACGTTACCTCTACGGCTGACTTTCGCATTATCGACATCAGCCATACCGCTGAAAACCAGGACTTTTCTGGTACGGGCGTAAAGCTAATCGTGATGGTTAACGAGTCTGGTGAAGCGCCTTTCAACGCAACCGGTAGCTAATCAGTAATAAGTCTAAGGTAAACAATTATGTCTGGTGAAATTTTTACTTCTACAGTCGCGCTTAACCTAAAGGAAACGCTCGACGAGATTATTACTGACCAGTTGGATGGGTTGGAAGCCAACCTAGATTATCCTAAGTGGATGAAGAACAATCCAATGACGGATAACTATGCCGACGACCAGGAATACGCTGGCGGCGGTCTCATTGCAGAGACGCCCGAAGGTACGGAGACTCCAGCCATCACCTTGACACGAAGCGTTACCGCGCTCGTAAGTTTACGGCTCGTTATATTGTCACTGAGGAGGCAATGGATGACTCTAAATACCCCAAGGTTATCCAGGCTGTTAAACGCCTTAAGCGTTCAGGTCTCAAGACCAAGGATATTGACGCAACTAATCTGCTCGTTCGCGCTACTAACGCCGGCTTTCCTGGCGCTGATGGTGTTGCTCTGGCTAGCACTACTCACCCCCTCGCCGCCGGCGGAAGCTTCTCCAATATGCTCGCCACCCCAATGGCCCCTAGTACGGCTTCCTTCAACGCCGCCATTGCTCAACTAGACCAGATGGTTGACCATGACGGTTTGATTGAAGGCTACAAGGCTGTTGCTGTGTTGCATCCTGTGCAACAGCGCGGCATCTGGACTGTGTTGCTTGGCTCCAAAATCGAGCCTGAAGCGGGTAACTTTAGTGCACTAAACACCGTACGCGAATACGATGTAACGCTAAAGCGCGTTCAGTTGAAGTACTGGACCAACACGACCACGAACTGGGCTTTGCAGACGGATGCTGACAACGGTTTCCAGATGCGTGACCGCGTCAAGTGGAAGTCCAGGACCTGGATTGACTACAACGCTGAGTTGATGAATTACTCTCTTTCTGCCCGTTGGGATAACGGTACTTCTGAACCCCGCTGCGTTCTCTTCGTGAATGCGTAATATGTCCCCTAAGGTTACAAGCGCTTTAAAGGTTGGGGTGCCAGTTCTACTGGCGCTCCTAGCCTATGTCCTGCAGGTTGACCCGCTCAGCTTGTGCAAGGTTTCCGCTCCAGTCGCTCCAGTTGTAAACGTTGGTGACGCAGGAGTTAAATAATATGCCTCTAAAGAGTGGTAAATCCAAGGCTACTGTTCAAGCCAACATTAAAACCGAAATCAAAGCCGGCAAGCCAACCAAGCAGGCCGTTGCAATTGCGTACTCGAAAGCCCGTAAAGGTAAGTAATCATGCCAGCTAATCATCTATTGCCAGCAGTTGGTCAGACGACCATTGGTTTGCGTACTCCGTTCGGTACTTGGGTACCGCCGGGTGCTCGCGTGGCCGCTTATGTGGGCCCGCAGTCGGAATCGACCGATACGTACAGCTCCAGCGGTTTGCTGGTTGCCACGCTTCAGGAGGGTTTCGCCCGTTGCCGAAGCGGTAAGGGTGACGTTGTGTTCGTTCTTCCTGGACACACTCAGACGATTACGACTCAGACTTTGTTCACGAACCTGGTGGCCGGCACGCAGATTATCGGTTGTGCCCCATACGGCTCCGGTCTGATGCCAACTCTAACGGTTACAGGTACAACTACGGTTGCAACGTCTACCATTAACGTTGCCAACGTTCAGATGTCTGGCATTCGCTGGAATTTGAACGGCGCCGATTCTATGGACACCCCGTTGGTTGTGACTGCTGCCGGTTGTAATATTAACAACTGCATCTTCTTAACCGGCTCGGACACGGCTCTTGACGCTGACGTTGCGGTAACAGTAAGCACTGGTGCCGATTTCTTCAACCTGTCCGGATGTTACTTTTACTCAACAGGCACGGCCGTCAACACGAACTCTGTTCTTGTTAGCGCCGCAGTTGATAGTCTCAATATCTCAGACAATACTTTCATGGTTCCGGCTGTTGCGAGTGGCATTGTTCAGTTGGGCGCCAGCACGGTTGTTCTGACGAACCTTATGGTGGCGAGAAACCTTCTCGTTAACAAGAGCACTGGTCTAATTACTATCGGATACACTGACCAGGCCCACACCGGCATGATTTGCGACAACTACAGCCAGTTGACTGCTGACGCCACTTTGACCACGGATGGTATCAAGGCCGCCGGTCTAACTAACCCGCTAATTCAGTTCGCTCAGAACTTCCTTTGCGACGGCGGCAACAAGGGCCGTTCGGGAATCCTGCAGCCGGCCGTACAAACATAATGGCCGAAATCTACAACCGTTAAATACCTCTACACCAAGCGCCGAAAGGGCCCGGCGAAAGCTGGGCCTTTTTAGTTTAAGGTACCAATGTCAGAAATCACCAGACAACAGATAGCAGAAGCCGCTAGACTTGCTCGTGGTTTTCGGCCAGAGACTCAGGAAACGGTTCCTTCTGAAACAGTTAATTACATCACCCCGCCGGGTGACGTAACTGAGCAAATTTCCTCATCAATTCCAGTTGACAAAATCCCTGAAGTTTTAACCGAAACGACACAGAAAAGTGCTAAAGTCCACTCCGAACAGGATTTCCCTGTTTTTGAGAGGAAAAAA